GCGGGGAGACGCCATCGAACATTCCGGCGGTGCCAAAGCCGGCCAACACAGAGCGCCCTGCCCCACCTCCCATCGAGCGCGGCGAAGACCCATGGATACCGCGCCGCAACTGGTTCGGAAGAAATTGATATGGCTCTGACCGTTCAGCAGTTGCAATCGAACCTGGATGCCGTCAACCAGGCGCTCGGGAATCCCACCTTGAAAGTGCGCTTCCCGGATGGACGCGAGGTGACGTACCGCTCAGTGGATGATTTGCGCAAGGCGAAGGCCGAGATTGAAGAGGACATCCGGCGGGCCAGCGGGCAGACCGGAAGCCGCGTCCGGTTCGCGCAGCACCAGCGCGGCGATGGTCCCACTGGCCCAACGCTGGATGACCGCTGGTAACGAAATGAATCTCCTCGATAAGGCCATCAGCATCGTGGCGCCGCGCGTCGCGTTACAACGTGTGCGCAGTCGCGTGGCACTCGAATTGACCACGGGCTATCTGGAGCGCCACGCCCAGCGATTCCGCTACGACGGCGCCACTGCCGGCCGCCGCGCCCATGGCTGGTATGCCGCCTCGACGGACGCCAACGTCGAACTGATGGGGTCGCTCATCTGGCTCCGCAACCGCAGCCGCGATCTCATCCGCAACAATCCGTATGCGGCGCGCGCAGTGGAGGAACTGGCCGGAAATGTGGTGGGGACCGGGATCGTGCCAAAGGCTAAGACCGGCAACGCGGCCATCGACAAGATCATTGACGCCGAGTGGCCGTTCTTCGCCGACGGCTGCGACACACCGCAGCGCCTCGACTTCTATGGCATGCAGACGCTGACCGTCCGCACCATGGCGGAATCGGGAGAAGCGATTGTGCGTTTCCGGCCGCGTCCTTCGGATGCCGGTTTGCGTATTCCGCTTCAGCTTCAAATGCTCGAAGCTGATTTCCTCGATCAGGCCCGCACGATGGGGTTGGTCAACGGCCATGTGATGGAGGGCGTGCAGTTCGACGAGATGGGACGCCGCGTCGCCTACTGGCTGTTCTCTTATCATCCCGGCGGCGTACTGATCCTCAATCCGCGCGGCGGAATTGTAAGCCAGCCGGTTCCGGCCGATCAGATCATGCATGTCTACCGTGTGCTCCGGCCTGGCCAGGTGCGCGGCGTGCCGTGGCTAGCGCCGGTGATGATGGCGCTTCGCGATCTTGACGACTACTGCGACGCGGAACGCGTGCGCAAGAAGGTGGAGGCCTGTGTCACGGCGTTCGTACAGCAACCGGAAGGCGTCGATGGCGATCCACTCGGCATCGCCGGAACCGATCCATCCAGCGGGCTTCCGGTCGAGAGCTTCCAGCCTGGCATGGTCGAGTATCTGAAGCCCGGCCAGGACATCAAGTTCAACAATCCGCCGCCGGCGGGCGGGTACCGCGAATACAAGATGACCGAGCTGCAAGGGATCATGGCCGGCATCGGCCTGCCCTACGAGCTCGGCACGGGCGACATGTCGCAGGTGAATTACTCCTCCTGGCGCGGCGGCATGTTGGGGTTCCGCAACACGGTGGAGGCCTTTCGCTGGCTCACTTTGATCCCGCTCTTTGCGATGCCTGTGTGGCGGCGGTTCATCGACACGCTGATTATGCAGGGCAAGATTCCGAAATCCGCGGCGAACGACCCGCAGATCGGACTGCGCAGTGTGCAGTGGACCGCGCCGCGGTTCGAATCGGTGGATCCGGTGAAGGACGCGGAGGGCGTATTGAAAGATGTCCGAATGGGCCGCAAGACATGGTTCGAGGCCGTGCTGGAGAACGGTTACGACCCTCCCACCCAGCTTGCGCAGATTGCACTGTTTAACAAGCTGGTGGGCAAATTCGAAATCATCCTGGATTCGGACCCGCGCAACACGACGCTCCGGGGCCAGGAGCAGCCGGCCGCAACGGAGGAGCGAACCCCGAGTAGCAAAGCGGCTCCCACCAAGTCCAAGAGCCAGGGCTTCACGGCGCTCTCGGAAGAGGACCTGGGCATGGTCAAGGATCTGCTCGTCGCTGGCATGTCGCGCGCTGGCGGCAGCTTCGAATCCGCATCTCGCCTCTATCGCGGCTGAAGACTCAACCACAAGGAAGGACGTTTATGAAAGGGAACCCACAGGTAATCGCCGGGCTTATGGAGTCGGCAAACATTGAAGGCTCCATGATGCTTCAGTATCTTCTCGATCAGCGCGACGTAAAGCGCCTGGGCCTGGATCTGGCCGATGGACTGAAGCAGCTCAAGGAGCAGTGCGAAGACCACATGAAATGCCTGGTGAGCCGCGTACTCTTCCTCGAGGGCGCGCCCACGATTGAGCTGAAGCCCGCCGCGACCCACGATAGCGTCACCGAGATTCTGAACGACGCCTTTGCCGCCGAGCAGGCTGCCATCGCACGGTTCACCGATCTCTGCAAACAGTGCTACGACGCCGGCGATATGTCGAACTTCCACTTCTACCAGCACCTGGTGAAGTGGCATCGCGAGGGTGACGACAAGTTCAAGGGCCATGTCGCGTGGCTGCAGAAGCAACTCTACCAGTTGAAGAAGCTGGGAGAAAACGACTACATCGCCGTCAGCGCGGTGAAGGATTAGGAGGCACGATGCCGCTTCTACGAACCGAAATATCCCTTGCGGGTACCGGCGCGCCGCCGCCCGCGCAGTGCGATGCCGAAATCTTTTCCGCCGACGCACAGGTGCTGCCGAGCACGGCCAACGCCAAGGACGGCACCATCGATGTGGTCTGGTACAGCGGGGCCGCTGTCCCGAGGGTTGACCGCGCGACCGGCGAACCCTACATGCTCCAGCTCGACATGCAGGGCTGCCGCTTCGACCGGCTGAACAACGGCGCGCCGGTCTTCGATACCCATTTCACCGGGGACGATTTCAAGTCCCTGATGGCGGGCAAGGTCGGCACGCGGGCCCAGTTGGGCGTGGTGCGCCGCGCCTGGCCCAACGGCGATAAGGGCATGGCCACGCTGCAGTTCGATCTGGGCGATCCGGACGGCGCCGAGATGTTCCGCAAAGCCAGCACCGGCATTCTGCAGAACCTCAGCTTCGGAACCTTCGTGTACAAACGCGAAAAGGTGGACGCGCAGACCGAGGGCATGCCGGAAGGCAAACCGCCCTACCTGAACGACAAGGAAATCGGCATGTTCAAAGCCACCGATTGGGAGCCGTTCGAGATTTCGCCTTGCACGGTGCCGGCCGATTTCAACACGTGCTTTCTGAGCGCACAACCGAACGATTCAGTACGGGCAATCAGCCCACAAAAGGAGAAACCTGCAATGGAACAGACGACCACGCAGGACACGGGCGCGGATGCCCGTACTGTGAACGAACAGGCCCTGGCCGCAGCGCGGGAAGAAGCGGTCCAGGCCGAACGGGAGCGCGTCAGCGAAATCCAATCGCTGGGCGCGACCGCAATCAAATACGGGATCGACGAGACCGTCATCAGCGACTTCATCGCCAAGGGCGTGCCCGTCGATCAGGCGCGGAAGGAACTGTTTGCCCATCTCGCGAACAAGGGCCAGCAGGGAGTCCCGCCGCGCGCTGGCGCAGACGGCCCGGCTTTCCCGATTCGCGGCGAGGGTGGCACGTCGGTGACCCGCGACGGCATGGAGCAGCGACTTGCCTGCATGCAGATGGCTCTGCTGCTACGCGCGGATGGGCGATTTTTCCTGGCGCGGCGCAGGGATCACAACGGAAACGAGACCGGGGAATATCTCGATGGCTACGGTCCCGAGCAGCAGCGGCGCGCCGTTGAGATGGCTCGCGAGTACCGCAATTTCAAGCTCATCGACATGGCGAAGGAGGCCCTGGAACTGCGCGGCACCAATCCGCGTGGGATGGATGTGACGCGGATTGCGGAACTGGCGCTCCAGGGATCTTCGCGGGGACGGGAGTTCTTCGCGGGCGGCGCCGAATCGACCGCGGACTTCCCGGCGATCCTGGCCAACGTTGCCAACAAGACTCTGCGCCAGGGCTACGAAGCCTATCCGCGCACGTTCCAGCCCTTCTGCCGGCAGGTGACGGCGCAGGACTTCAAGCCCATCAACCGGGTGATGCTCGCCGACGCGCCCGTCCTGCAGGCGCTGAATGAGAAGGGCGAGTACCACCGCGCCAACCTGACCGACAACAACATCAACTACGCGCTCGGTACCTACGGCGAGATCGTGGCCCTGACCCGCAAGGTCATCATCAACGACGACCTCCAGGCGTTCACCCGCGTCCCGGCGCTGCTCGGTGTGGCGGCGGCGCAGCTCGAATCGAACACCGTCTGGGGCATCATCACGTCGAACCCGTCGGCGGTGTACGCGGGCGACAAGAACTCCACGGCCCTGTTCCACGCCAATCACTCCAATCTGCTGACCGGCGTGGCCAGCGCCATCGATTCCACCGTTGCCAACTCCGCTCCGCTCACCGCACTTGGCAAGGGGCGCGGCGCCATGCGGCTGCAAAAGGGGCCACAGGGCACTCCGCTGAACCTCATTCCGCGGTTCATTGCCGTGCCGACGGCGCTGGAGACTTACATGCTCCAGCTCGTGTACCCCATCAACATCGCTTCGGCGGATGCGACGAAGGTCGTGCCGGAGTGGGTGCGCAGCCTGATTCCGGTGGTCGAGCCGCGTCTCGATGCCGCCACGAATGGGACCACGGGCTGGTATCTGATCGCGGACCCGGCGCAGATCGACACCGTGGAGTACTGCTACCTGGAAGGGCAGCAGGGCGTGTACATCGAAACCAAGCAGGGTTTCGAAGTGGATGGCGTCGAGATCAAGGCGCGCATGGATTTCGGCGCGGCGGCTCTCGACTATCGCGGGCTTCAGAAGAACGCCGGCCAGTAGGGCGCACGGCGCAGGGAAACCACAACAGTCCGGGGCGGCGCGAGTCGCCCCGAAAGAAACAGGAGAAAATCGATGCAGAATTACGTTCAAAAAGGCCAAACCCTCACGGTTGTCGCGCCCTACGCGCTACTCAGCGGCGGCGGTTGCCAGGTCGGCAACATCTTCGGCGTGACGGTCAACAGCCAGAACATAGGCGACTCGAGCGAGTTGGTGGTGGAGGGCGTGTTCGATCTGGCGAAAGATGCGAGCACGTTCAACCCCGGAGACAAAGTTTTCTGGAACAACACCGCCCTGCAGGCCACGTCCAGTCCGTTGACCGCGGCCGGCATCTCGAACAAGGAGATCGGCTACGCGGTGCTCAGCCAGGCGAGCGGCGTGAATGCGCCTGGCGGCCTGACCGGCGACGCCACCGTGCGCGTGCGGCTCAATCCGCTCGGCTTCGGTCCGGTGCAGGCGGCGGACACCGACCCGTCGCTGATTCAGAAAACCGTGGTAACGCTCACGGCGGCGCAGATCATGGCCATGTTCGGAGCGGCGGTTAGCATCTTGCCGGCACCCGCTGCCGGACAGGTACTCGTGGTCGACCAGTTCATCGTACAGATGAAACCCGGCGCCACGCAGTTCACCGGCGGCGGTGCAGTGTCTTTCCAGTATCACGGGACCGGAGTGGTGCCGCACTCGTCCACCATCCCTGCCGCAACCGTCACCAGCGCGGCCGCGAGCGAGAACGTGGTGCCGCCGCCCACGGGCGTCATCCAACCGCCGTCCGCGACCGGCATCGATATCGTCAACGCCACAGGCGCCTTCGCCACCGGCAACGGCACGATGGTGGTGACGGTGTTCTACTCCATCATCACGCTCAACTAAGCGCGGCAGTCGCGCCGCCGCATCATTATATATGTCCGACTGGCCCACCATCGACGCGGCGGCGAACGCGGTCATGCAGCAGACGTTCGGTGAGCC